AATTTATTTTTCATATTATAAAATTTATTATATAAATATATGATAAACCAAAAAAGAATAATAATATAGTAGTATTTTTCCATATCACAAAAAAAACCGCATAAAAAAAAGGGAGATTGATCTCCCTTACTATTTTTTTTTAAAACTTATGAAACAGAAACATCATAACCAGTATATGTTTCAATAGCTGATGCGGTTTTTGGTCCCATTTTACCATCAGCTTTTAATCCGGCACTAAAACATGAATTTAACCTGTTTTGGATATTTGTGATCTCATCTGAGGTTTGCTCCATAATAATGCTTTCATTAAGAAACTTTTGGATCCTTGTCATTTGTCTTTGCGTTATTTTAATTTTGCTCATATCTATTTTTTTTTATTAATTTTATAAGGTGTTAAATTGGTCTGTTGGCATATTAGGTATTGGTGTTGGTTTTGGTGTGCCAGTATTATCAAGATCAATACCTCCACCACCTACTTGTGGTTTTTTATCTTTAGAACATTTTTCATCTATTAATTTATTTACTGCTGCAACATCAAAGGTGTATGTTTTTCTGGTTCCGGTTCTACCACCTCCTCCAGTTCCACCACCAGTTCCACTACCACCACTTTTTCCTTTAGTTTTAATATAAACAGTATCATGCCAAACTCTATCCACCCAATACAATATTACATTTTTATCCAAACTACATGTCCAAGCCCTACGTTTATCCGCAGGGGCAGCATCATAAGTTTCTTTTGTTGAGAAGTACCAACTATTGTTTGTTGACAGTTTAAATCCCTCCTTATCACAAGCGGCATTATTGGTAGTTACTACAGGTGCTGCACCTCCTCCTACTATAGGTGCCGGGGTTCCCCAAGATAATTTAAAAGACTCAGGATCTAAAGTTGGATTACCATTGGCGTCATTAACTTTTTTAAAAGTTAAGGTTCCTCCCGCAACTTTAAATGTTGAGGCATAAATTTGTGCAATTTTAATAGCCATTTCACCTTGCGGCGTACCAACTGTTTTGGATAATTGAGAAACAACCCCATTTTTCATTAGTTGTTTTAAAAAGTCTCCTAAACTTCTGGCCCAGTCACCCGTATACCAGTAACTTGTTTTCTTGCCGGCAATATCAAATTGTTCTTTGGTTTTTAATAACTTTAGTTGAGCATTCATATCAGTAGCACATTTGACATGAGCTAATCCGGGGATACCAACATTACAAAATTTATATAATGCCTGAATTTTTGTACCGACACCATCTGCAGTTAACTTTTCATCTTCAGTTATTTCATTTAATATACCCCTTTTGTTTCCAACTTCTCTACCATTAATATTAAGTTCTTCATTAATAGCCCTTTTGTGCATATTAAGAATTCTTGAAATTTCTCCTTCCTCTAAAAATAATTTATTTTTCATATTAGAATTTTTATTATATAAATACATACAAAACAAAAAAAGGTGAGATTTCTCCCACCTTTTTTTTAGGACCAACATTGAATGTCAGATCTCCACCACTTTATTTTAAAGATCAAACAAAGAAACTATTCCTTATACATCCAAATCTTAACCACAAATTCATTAGTAAAGATATCATTAAATTGTCTATTTTCAATTCTACCACTCGTTAAATTATAATCAACCAAGTTACCACAAATATGTCCCCACTCAGTATTATTCAAATTCAACTTATATCCTGATGGTGTTGAATAAATACTATATGTTGCCTGAACACCATTAAATGAATAGATTGTATTGGTTATAAACTTTAGTGTATCGGATCTTGACTCATCATCCATTTGAGTGTTTAACACTTTTTTAATTACCCAAGTTGTGTTCTTCAAACTAACGGTAGAGTCAATAAAGGTTGAGTCCGTTATAATTGGTTGTGGCGCCAATGGTTGTTGAGGTTTAAACTCCCGTTTAATACAAGAAGCCAAAAACAACATAAATAATACTATATACTGTATATTTTTCATAATTATCCTACTAAAGTTTCAATTCTATTTCTAACTTGCTCCACCAACGATATCTCTTCTGTTCCAGTTACAATCACAGATTCTTTTAAAATCTTGTGAGGTATATGAACCAAGAATGTGTTACCATCAAAATAAGACAAATCTTCTTTTAAGTTTAAAGCTCCATCAATCATCATTAAGAAAATTTTAAATTGAGTTCCATCAACAAAAGTTTCGGAAAGCAATGTTCCAAACTTTTCGTTCATAACTTTAATATTGAATACTGCCTTTGTCATATGTGTTTTATTTCTACAAATATAATAAAACTTTCCTTATCAAAAAAATTATTTGACAATTATTTTCTCATATATTTATAGGTATGGATATAAAGATAAATGATAATATTTACAAGACCAAATTGGTTATCACCGGAAAGGATATTCAAAAAGGTATGATGGGTAGAAAGTTTGATAACACATTTGATGGTATGTTATTTTTAATGAAGGATGGCCCTCAATCATTTTGGATGAAGAATTGTATAACCAATCTCGATATCATCTTCATAGATAAAGGTAATATAACAAAAATACATCATAATTGTAAACCTTGTAATTCCGATGACTGCGAAAATTTTGAAGGTAATGGTGATATGGTTCTTGAATTACGTGGTGGTGAATGTAAAAAATACGGTATTAAGGAAGGCGATTCTATTGATATTCAATCTTAACTTGGTTTTTCTCATCAACAAATGCTTGAACTCTTTTTCTTGCAATATCAGCGTAATTCGGAGATAATTCAATTCCCAACCAACGACGATCTAATATCTCTGCCGATACCATACTAGTTCCTGACCCAGCAAATGGATCCAAAATCACATCGTTCTTGTAAGATAATATCTTAATTGCCTTTGTCGGGATGTCCATACTAAACGTGGCCTTAGTTAATGATTTAGTGTCCGCAAAGTAATTCCACTGACCAAACACAAGTTCCATAAACTCTTTCTTGTCTTGTTCCTCATAAACCACTTTCTTTTTTATAGTCCCATCCTCCTGTTCAATTTCAGTAGGAACCCCTTTCCATTGTGGTTCACCTTTAATTTTTTTAATGTGTTGTTTTTTATATGCCAATATTACACATTCTTTTGGGTTATAAATATATGGACTAGACGGACTCATCCAAGAACCCCAAGCCGTAGTCTTACTTCTGTGTGGTGATTGTTCCTCAAGATCAACGACCCCAAAAAATTTAAAACCAACCTGTTTCATTACCTGATAAAATTCTGAAACAAAAAATACTCTTCCACCTCTACCTTGAACATTTGTTTCGTAAGGTATGTTAATTGATACTCTCCCATCATCTTTAAGTAATCGGTAAGCTTCCTCTAACCATTCTTTTGTCCAACCCCAATAATCATCCATAGGTAAAGTATCAATATGGGTATCATAATTAATACCACAATTATAGGGTGGTGATGTCACAACCAAATCAACACTACCTTCAGGTAAAGTTTTCATTACCTCAACACAATCACCATTTATTATTTTTCCTGTTTCTATCATTATTTTTTTTATTTAATACTCTCTAAAAAATCCCATGTCTCATTTGAAAATTCCTCATAAAGGTCTCCGTCCTCATCATTTGATAAATCAACAATGTGTTCATCAACACAAAAATCAACAATTATTCCGTGTACTTCACCAAGTGTTTGTTCGTCATTTTTTAACCCCTCATATTGATTGAGGATCTGATTTTTTTGTTCTTCAGTTAATTTCATTTTAGACATTTTTTTCTAAATTATCAATATGATGTTTTAAATAAAATAAAGCTTTTTTAAGGTCTTGTAACTCTTTATCCTTTTCTTTCTTTCCAGCTCTTGAGATATACTTTACCGTATTACCCAATGAGAACCCTAATTCCCAAGCGTCAATAACCTTAATTGTTTCATATTCATTATTTTTTCCTCCATAATGTTGGGGATGGTTTACTTGTTCTTTATTTTCCATTTTATTTCCAAAATAATTGTATTATTAATATTGTAAAAGCCAAAAATAAACATACAAATGTTTTTGTTGTTAATGGTTCATTAAAAATGGTCCAACTTAACCATGTAAAAACAATTGCCCCAATACTAAAACCTATCAATCTAGATGGCCACATTTGACCATCAAATGCTATTATCATATTCTTAACCGAATACATAAATACCATTGAAATTGGGATCCCCATCAATACTGTTAACCAATAATGATTCTT